GCCTCACCACCAATGACATCTGCATCTATATCGCCGCCCTGTCTAGGCCTTATGCCGTAAACAAGGTTGCCATCAGGATCTTTAACTGCCGTCCTAAGCGCATAATCTAGGCTTAGGCCAACGTCCTTCAAACCAAACCCTGTCATAACCTTCTTGATTGCAGAGCGTAATCGGTCAACGTCTACTGATGGCGCAGGCAGAGCGAGTGTTTCTTGTTGCTGCTCCACCACAGACTCAACTGGAGCAACCGGCTCCACACCCTGTTTGGCAATGTCCTTACGCAACTCCTGCATAGACTCAGCGCCACTTTTGGTCGCTATGTTTATACCTGTGGCGTTAGCTAAGACTATTTCGCCTGCATCTGGGCTTTCTTGCAGGGCTTGGACAGCAGCACGGAACTGCGCCCCTGTGTACTTGGGCAGCTTGAATGTGGGCAGCTTGGTGGGCTTGTCAAATCGTGGCAGTGATCTAAGACGTTGATATAGCAGCCTAGCCTCAGCAACAGACAGGTCGTTTACCGACTTGATCGTCTTCTTGCCAAGAATTCTAGACGCAAGGTACTTGACCTCTGGAGATCCCACTTTGGAGGTTATGTTCTTTGCTTCTAACAGCGACTGCATCTCTTGGAAGTTGCCATCGACGTTACGCATAACGCCTTTTTCGACGGCAGCCTTGCCAGTGGCGTTGTTTAGTTGGTTGGCATAAACCCTAGCATCAGCCTCGGTCTTGAACTTAACCAGCTTAGGCGGCTTCTTCTTGGGGTTTGCTTTGATTTCAGCGTCTTTCTCTAGGACGGTCAGAGGTCTGCCCTGAAGCACCTCGCCTGCGCTGCTCCTGATAATAGGGTTGCCAGCTTTACTGAGATCAGCCTTGTACGTTTCTGTCTCTGGAAGACCATTTACCCGTGTATCGGTAAGGTTATATAGCTGGTCTTCTTTCAGTACGCTTCTGACTTCTTCAATGGTGAAGTTGTTTGTTACTGGCAGACCCTTACGCAGACGCTTCGCATTGATGCGCTGAGAGGCGGTCATCTTGGACGGCCCTACACGGTTTTCTACCAGTGTTTTGACATCAGCAACCTCATCAAAGCCACGGTCTTGTGTGGTCTCTGCCGCGCTATCTACGGCAACAGATGTATAGGTGTTGGAGTCGGGGTGGTTTACAGCGAAGTTGTAGGACTGAAGTGTAGAAGCTTGATCTGTGTCATACGCTTCTGGGGATGTAGAGATAACTGCATCACCGGCAGAAAAGACGTTGTCGTTGATGATTTCGTCATTAAGAAACCCAGCAAGAGCGAAGGCATCTTCTGAGTTGTTGAGTGGTATGCCGAACTGCTGACCAGAACTGTCTTGTACAGTAAAGACGGGAGCGCCAGTCTCATCTAGCTGCGTGGTGTCTCCTAAAGCACCGCCAAACTCTTGCGGCAGGTTGACCGTGAATGAGTTGTCTGCTGACGGGAAACTGTCGCCCATTGTCTGGCGTATCTGTTGAGCATAGGCAAGCATTGGCTGCTTTGGGTATCGCCTTTGAATGCCTGCGGTAGGCTCTGCGACAGTGGTGATCTGCAAGCCTGTCTGCTGAGGCACACCATTCACGGAGGTAATCACCTCGCCGCCACCGGGAACCTCAACAAAGGTTGTGACCTGCTCTGTAGGCTTGCCTTTGTTTCTTATTCTGGTCTTTTCTTCTGCTTGGAAGGTCTGGCCTGATGCATCAGATATGTTAACTATTCTTGCAGGAGTCTTTAACTTGGTTGTGAGCGCCCTGCCTGTGGGTGGAGCTATCTGAGCGGGATCTATCTCTGCTCCAGCAGCCTGCCTACGGGCCTCAGCGGCAGCCTTTACGTCTAGATTAGACTGAGCGTCTATACGAGCTTGTTCTGCAAGGTCTTTGGGTAGGTTTGCCTGCCTTTGGTTCTGGGCATCTTCTAGGTCTTCTCTTTTCTTTCTCTCTGCTTCTTCTGAGGACTTGAAGGCATCTTTGTTGCGCCTTCCAGCTACAGCGTTCAAGACTAAGTCAGCACCTGCACCGACAGCACCGCCAACGGTGAAGTCATCCATCAGGTTGCCACCGCCAACCTCCAGAGCCTCGTTGTATACGCCCTTCTCAACAGCGTCTTGCAACAGACTTGCGGTTACTTCCTGAACGCCCTCAACCGTACCTGACATCAGGGCTGACCTAAGACGTTGACTGATGCCAGAAGGTAGCTGATCACCCGCTTCTAGGCCTCTAAGCCTGCGCAAAAGCCTTACAGGCGTAGCAAGCTCTGACAGGCCCACCATAGTGCCGCCGACAATAGCAGCGTCTTCCTGCCCCTCAGAGACATCAAGACCTGCGTCACGGGCAGCTTGTATTCTTTGTGCTTGATCACCAGCGCCTGTGCCTGCCGCTAGTATGCCAGCGGCTCCTAGCTCACCAGCCTGAACCGCTCTGCTTGCCTGTATGCCCTTGCCAGCCAGACCAGCAAGCCGCACCGCTGCGGTGGGGGTGAAGAACGATGCAAACGAGCCAACACCTTCGCCAAACTTGGTAAGCCATTGATCTCTATAGGCTGCATCAGCCCCCATAGACTCTTCTATTGCAGCACGGCCTTCTCTTGCAGCGCGAACCAAGTCATTCTCTTCGCCGCTATCTATTAAGTCCTCAAGGCCTACTGCGTTAGTGCCTGCATCCGCAAGCTCTGCAAGACCTTCGCCAGCAGACAAGAACGCATTGGCAAAACCGCGACCTACACCCTTGGCAGTCTCAAAGGCTTGACCAGAGGCGGTTCTCTCTCTCTCGTAATAAGCCTGAAAAAGCTCCTCAGCATCTTGAGGCGTTGGAGGAGAATCGCCGGTTACACTAATAGTTTCGCCGGTAACGGTGTCTGTCAGAGTGTAATCTGGCATTACTAGTTGATCACATAGCGAGAAGTTGCTGGACTTGCTGTAGCCGCCTCTACCGCGCTGGCAGTAGGATCTTCGACAACAGCAAGAGCGGAAGTCATGTCAATGCCTTGTTGTTCAGCCAGTTTAATTACAAGTTGTCTCTTTCGGGCTGCGTATTCTGGACTACCAACAAAAAGAGGCTTGCCATCTGGCCCCTGAGCGCCTTTCAGTAATTCTTCAGCACTTTCGATAATTCTCTTTTGCTCAAGGCTCATGCTTGTTCTGCTAGAGCTGTCTGAAAGAGAATCGTAGTACCTAGCCCGTAAAGCCCTGTCACGGGCCTTTTCACGCACATCCTGTGCGGCAACGCCTGCCTTAGACAGACCCTCTGCTAGGTCACCCTTAGCAATGCCAGCGCCAAGCTGTATCAGAGCAGCACCAAGGGCTTCTTTCTTGGCAAGCTCTTCCTTGCTCATAAGGCCAGCCTCACGGGCAGCCCTAGCCTCTTGTATGTAACGATCTGCTACTTGCTGTGATGTCTCTTCGCTAGAATCAGGTGTCGCCACTGCTGCTGCTTCAGTTGTTGGTTCAGCCTGTTCCGCTGCGTCTGTATCAACCACTGTTGCATCGCTTCCCCCTTTCTTTTCAGGCTGATTGAACTGGCTTAGTCTGGTATTAAGCTCTGATAGCTGTGACTCACGCCTACGAACCTCTTTCTTTACGGCTGGGTCTGTTGTGTCATGAGTGGCAATGTACTCTTGCAACTCAGCCTGCTTGGTCTGAATCGCTTCTATAGCTCTCATATTAATCTGAGCTTCTTTACTGATGCGCTCTTCTGCAAACGTACCCTCTGGCCTTTGAGTTCTGTCTTTCTCTTCTCGTCTGGCTAGAGCCATTCCACCAAATGGACTACCGCCGTATATCAAAGCTTTTTGCGCGTCAGACATAGGCTCGTCATCCTCAGCCACTTCCCCGCTTGTTCGCTCCTCTTCAAGTCTTTGCTGCTCCAGTATTCGTTTCATGTCAGCGCCAACGCCACCCATACCTACACCGGATCGACCAGACAACGCCTGCTGGACTTCAGTCTCACCCTTGGCAGCGTCCTCTATGATCGCAGAAACAGGGTTGTTATCTGTAGTAATCAGGCCTTTCGGGTCTACCTTAGTGTTTTCTGCCATGCGAATGACATCGCCTGCTTCAGCTTGCTTTCTCGTAGGCTGTCGAGCCACAAGCGGCAATGCGTTCTCTAGCTCTGGAAGCGTTGATACACGGCTTTGCCTAATAATCTCGCCAACCTCTGGTGTCTCTCTTCCACCAAAGATGCCGGTCATTAGTTCTGTGGTTGTTTGCGGGGGTACTGGCAAGAACTCAGTGGTTGTCTTAGTTGCTCTTTCTCTAGGAGCGTCCATGTCCGGGCCTACTGGCATCGGCATCTGTATGTTTGGTGTTGGAGTCGGGAACTGTGTTGCTCCAGTTTCACCCTGACGTAAGTTTGCCTGCTCAATCATGCCTGTGATCTGACCGGGACTGTACTCAGACCTAGACTCCATCATAGCCATTGGTGACAAGATTCTTGCTCTCATCTCAGGGTCTGAAAGGTCAACCTCTGCGTCAGGGTCTATGCCAAGCTGACCAGATATATAGTTGACGTAACTACTTGTATCGTTTTCTGAGGGAGGAGCAAACCTGTTTATCAAGCCACGGACAGTATTGATTCCGCGCTTTGTGCCGTAGGTGGTGAGTACTTTGTCGGCAGCACGAACCCCGTACATTGGGTCTTCAAAGCTTATAAAACCTGAATCTTCACCTGACTCCCCAAGAAATCCTTGGTCATACTGCCTGATGTTGAACGGGTTATTTATTCTTTGACCAATAATAGATGACTGTGCAGGAGTTTGATCAATCGGGAATGTAGCCATCCTGCCTTCAGCCATGCGGATAACGCCGCCTGTCGCCATGCCTTGTGGTGCCATAGGCTGCTGCATAGGCTGCTGCATAGGCGCTTGAGGAATCGGCTGACCCATAGGGGGTTGTGGCATAGGGCCGCCCTGCGGCATACCTTGCTGGGGCATCATTGATGCTATGCCCTGCGGCTGAGGGTTAACTATTTGCTGGGCAACTGTCCCTTGAGGTTGCTGCTGCTGCCTAGCTTCAAACCGCTTACGCATGTCGCCACGGCGCTGTATCTCGCTGATGACAAGGAACTGAGGCACCTGTGGATTAGGTGCTTTAGCCAACTGCTGTAGCGCCTGATCAGGCAGCCCTTTTACGTCATCCTCTAGCTGGATTAGGTTCTGCATCGATTATCCTCTACCGCCCAAGGCGTTATAAAGACCTACACCACCAATGCCTGCGCCAAGAAGCTGCTGACCAGTGGAAGGTTGAACACCATAGCTCGCCATAGTGCTACCGGGGGTAACAGGCAGACCTTGAAGCATGTTGCTGAAGAATCCGATCTGCTCTCTTGGGAACGCTTGCTGACGCAAGAAGTCTTGATAGCCCATGTCCAGACTACGCTGACCCATGCCTCGCTGTATCTCACCAGCAGCCTGCAAGTTTTGTAGCCTGTCAAAGGCCATTGCCTGCTCCTGTCCACCGAGCGAGCTAAGTAGTCGCGCTGCGTCAAGTGCTTGACCTCTGCCAGCTTGATCAGCCTGTAGCCCTGCAAGTCCAAGCTGCGCTCTGTCTTGCGCTGAACGGACGTTAAACTCTCTAGCAGCCATTGCCGCTTGGTTTTGGGCCTGATCCATACGTTCTTGAGTTTCTTGTGCAGACAGACCCATGCGAGCAGCTTCTTGTTTTGCTTGCTCACGGGCTTGGAATACCGCTCTGGCTTCCTGCTGTTGAGCCAAAGCCATCTGCTGGTTTTGTCCAAACGCATCAGAACGGAAACGCTGCGCTGCTTGATTGGCAGCCTCTTGCTGCTGTTGCGCTGACAAACCAAGTTGAGCAGCTTGCTGCCGAGCCTTTTCTCCAGCTTCAAATGACCTTTGAGAGAACTGCTCTTGTGCCTGACGGGCTGCGTCAGCCTGCTGTTGAGCAGACAAACCAAACTTGGCTGCCTGTTGTCTTGCTTGCTCTGAGGTGCCAAACGCAGCCTGTCTAAGCTGCTCCGCTTGCTGCTGCGCCTGCTGTGCTTGAGTACCAGTCTGCAAGCCAAGTTGAGCCTGCTGTAATCTTGCGGCCCTGTCGGCTTCAAAAGCTTTTTGAGCTTGATCAAATGCTGCCTGACCGCCTCTACGTTGAATGTCCTCAAGCTGTTGGCCCAGATTGCGTTCTCTCTCGGATTGCATGATCGCTTCACGATAGCCGCCGAGACCGCCAGCCTGTGCTGCTTGTTGAGAGATGTTTGCTGCTTGGGTGTCAGAGGCTCTTGTTGCCTCTCTCTTCTCTATGTCAGTCACAAGCTGCTGATAAGGATTCATATAATCCTGAACAGTTGCTGCATCAGCTATCGTTCCAGCCTCAAATCCGGGGCCAAAATCTGCCTGACCCGTATATTGAGATTGTATTTGACTAGCCGTGTAGTTGGGGTCAAACGTGCCAGCGGTATATCCAGCGTCTCTAGAACTAGCTGCATAGTCGGAAGCTATGGTGCCGGGGGCGTATGTAGGGTCAAGGGTTCCTGCTGTAAAGCCTTGAGTCAGGCTTGCGTCTGTAGGTGCTGTGTAGCCAGAAGCTATAGTGCCAGCTTGATAGTTTGAAAACTGCTGCTGAGGATTGAATCCAGAAGCAATGTTCATCCCCATGTTGGTTGGCTGATAGCCTATCTGTGTGGCTATGTCGCTTGCTGATCTAATCTGCTGAGGAGCGCCAGCGCCAGCCATCTCTGCCATGCCCTGCATTGCAGTGGTTTCAAAAGGATTAAAGTCCTGTATCCGCTGACCCTGATAAGTCTCGTATGGTCGAGTGCTTTCGTATACTGTTCGACCAAGCATCTCCTCATAGAAAGGCTTTGCATACTCAGGGAGGTTTGTCTGTGTTACTACGCTCTCAGTTTGTTGAGGGCCGCCGCCACCACCACCTTTACTCATCTCTTAAACTCCTCTCGTAAACGACATATGATCGCTCAAATCCGTCTTGCTGAAGCCATTTCCAGAATCCCATCCTAGCAGTAGCTTCTATGCCGTCACAGTTATTATCTATTGCCCAGTCAGTAAATCGCTCAAGCATGTCCCAAACCCAATCGTTGAATTTGTCGCCGCCCAAAAACTGTATCGTAAGCATCCTTTTTGCTGGATAAGACACCAGTTCTGTCGTGCCTACCCCGTCTATCTTGTGATCTTCGTCAAACGCCAGCCATAGGTGCTGATGGCCTAGTTTTATAGATTGGAGAAGCGACTCCTCATTCCACCTGCCTTTTGATCTTGCTACCGCTTTGAGTAACTGCCCTCTAACTTCAGGCCACAATGTCTCTGTATAATTAGGAGGAACCATTGTGATTGTGTGAGTAACTTCTCTTGGCGCTGTCTTGCTACGCACTTTTGGCTCACGGGATATATCCCTAACCCTTGTTTCGTCAAAGCTTAACAATTGGCTCATGCGGGTATTAGGCCTCCATCTCTAGCTACCAGTGGATCTGGTTGCTCTGTTGTGCCGGTTTTCTGCATCCTTATCTCATCAAGCATCGCGTCAAAACGCTTTGCACCAGCGCCTGTGTCGCCGTCGCCTGCCGCTGAGACTACGTCTGCTGGGATAATAAACTCACCGGGAGACACTGCTACAGGCTGCTGACCGCCGATAGTGCCGGGAATCATGTCATCCATGCCACGGCCTTCACCTTGAATTAGACCTTCTGTCTGAGCGTCTGGCTGAACACTCTGAAGTACTTGCTCTCTAAGCATCTGGAAAGCTTCTGTTCCATACTCATCCAAGAACCGATCAATAACAACAGAGGCCTCTTCTTCTGAAAGCTGACCCATAACAGCCATCATGGTCTGCTCTATGAGAGGGTCTGCGCTTGGCACCGTGCCGCCTTCTTGCATGCCCATATAAGCGTTGGTGTAATCAAAAGACAGGTTCTGCATGTTTGGAGCAAACCTCATAAAGTCTTCTTCTTTGTTGCCGGTCAGACCTAAATCCGCAAATTCTTTTTTAGCTGCCTGATACTTTTTACTTGCTGCGCCCATTCCTCTAGGGTTGCTTGTCGCAAGAGATACTAGTGCGTCATAGTCTTTTTCAGACATAAACGGAGCAATACCTTGGCCTGTAAGCATGTCTGCGAGATTAGCGGCTGAAGTTGTAGTCGTATCGGTAGTGGTGCCTGTATCGGTGTCAGGCTTGGGATCATCTATCTCAGGGATACGTTCTCTGAAATACTCAATCTCAGGCCCGAATCCGGGTCTGTACTCAATCTCTTCTAGCTCTGCTGCGGTCTTAGCCACTGGGCCTCTTAGCTGTGCCTGTCTGGATGCGGCAGAGCCGTAACCAAACCGAGCGCCTCCACCCATACCTTGATTAAAGCCGCCCATTGGGCCGCCCTCCTCCATGCGTATTGGCGCTCTGCCGAGGTTTTGAAGGTCGTTTACCTGACGCTGATACTCTTGAGGGTTCAGGGAGACGATGCCGCCAGCCCGTGCGTAGTTTGTGGGATCATATGCAGCGTACTGTCTGCCCATGCCGGAAGTATCGATGCCAAAGTCTGTACCAGCTAAATCCAGCGATGTGCCTAGCAGATCATAGGCACGATCCTCTTCTGCCTGCCGGTCAGCTTCAGTCTGCCGAGCCATCTGCTCGTAGCCCTCTTCCATTTCTATTTGGCCTTGAAGACCTGAGCCGATAGCAAGAGGCAACGCAGATCCGGGCTTCATTAATCCCTTGCCTGCGGCTGCTAAAGCGTCTCCACTAGAGAAGGGTTGAGCAACTCTTTCTGCAAACGTAGTTGCATTAGCGGCAGAGGGGTCTAGGTTGAGACCAGCAAAGTTTTCTCCAGTACCCTGAATAAGTCCAGTTCTTTGAGTAAACAAATCTCTAGATAGCTCATCTACAGCGCCGGTCGCAACATCTGCTGTTGATTGAAGAGCAGAAGATGCCGCTCCTTCCTTCGCTGTCTGTAAAGCTAAAGCTTGGGTTGCATCTGTCGCGGCTGTTGTGGCATCGCCAAGTGTAGCAAGAGTTTCTGTTGCCCCGGTGGCAGCATCAGAACCTGCGCCTAAAGCAGACCCAAGACCATAACCCATAAGACCAGAAGCAATGCCTTTCTTGAGATCTCCAGTCATAGCTGTTGTAGCCAAACCAGAACCAATAGCACCTGCTAACGCGCTGTTAGCGCCGATAGCCCCCAATGCTGTGCCTAGCGTACCCGCGCCAACAGCACCGGCAGCAGCGGTAAATGCTCCGGGGGCTAATGCACTTGCCAGCATAGGTATAAGGAACGCAAACGCCTCTGGCTGTCCTGTTACAGGGTTGGTAGTGAGACCGCCCGGAACCATAGACGCTATGCCCTGAACCTCTGCTGGGTTCATGTGTACGAGCATGCTGTCGCCATATCGCCCGTACTGAGCCATTTGCTCTGCCTGTGGCTGTAATGGCGCTTGTTGCATCTGTCCTCTTACATATTCCATTAACTTGTCTCCACACCGAATAGGTTAAAGCTTACATTAGCGGCACTGGCGTAAACCTTGACCACATCCGCTTGACCAAGACACATGCCAATAACCACGGTTCTAGTGGTAGTGGCAGCAAGGGCTTCGTCAAAAAATATAAATTGTTTGTCATCTGCTGAAGCGCCAGCTACATGGACGCTTACCCTGAACGTGATGGCAGAACCACTTCTGTTGCATATAACTAGTGAGCTAACAGTTGTTTGCGTCAGGTCTGGGACTGTATACAGCGTAGTCGTTGTCGTTGCCGAAACATCGGCCTGACCCAGAACCTTAATCGCATCTGTCATGAGGCACCCATCAGCAAGAACTGAAAACGACGCATGGCAAGAGAGCCTTCTTTGTCGCCTTGAGTCTTAGCAAGAACCACATCGTTCTCAATCTGATCCATCGCAAGCTCTAGGGTGCGTCTTGTTAGCCCCTGCTCTTGCTGATCATACTCAGGTGTTGGTATGGGCAGAGGAGTTGTTCTTGTACCAGCCATTAGCGCCTCCCGTCTGAGCGTATATCAAAACGCAGATCACCAAGCCGCCAGCCGTAACCAGAGCCTGAGCTTTCGAGCCTGACAATAGGATGCCTAGCCCTAGCCCTGACATGGTTTTGGTCTGTAGACGATGTGACCGTTGCCGTTGCAAGGGTGCTGGTGCTGCCCAGAGGGAAGTCTTTGCCCTTGATCGTCATATCTATTGACGCATCAGAGGTTGTCCCGCTGAAAGCAAAGTCAGGTATGACCCGACTGATCATCATGAACCTTTGACCCTCTTCTATTTCTAGGTCGCCGCTTTCCACATAAGCGGTCATTGGGCTTCCATCATCATCAAAGCCGACTTCATGAGAGTACAGGTAGTTGTTATCTGTATCTGTAATGACTGACGTAGCTAAGGGCTTATTCCTTGTGCCAGCGCCACGCCATGCTCCGCGAACTAACGTGCCAACACTCCACAAGTTTTCTGCGTAGTTATAGCTGACATAGTTGGTTATCTCTGTGTCGCCAGAGCCTATTGGGTAATACCAGATGACCTCAGAGAATGCGTTATTTTCTGCTGCAAAGACCTTGAACGACTGATCTTCGTTAAGGTTGGAAAACACATAGTCTTTTACAGAGCATGGAAGAGGCTGCACAGAACCGTTGTAGACATAAAAGCCGCCTTTGTCCATAAAGTAGACGGAACCCCTAGCGTTGACCGCTGCGTTAGGGCTGATCATGGATATGTCAGTGCTTACGGTCTGAAACTGGAACGTGAATGGTGCGCCAACAAACCGCATGGAGTGCAGGCTGACATCCGTAAATACCAGTATCTCTTGTCTGCCCTGAACCGCGCCAATGATCTGAGACCCTGAGTTGATTCTTACACCACCAGCGGTGTTAGTAGCTGTAGGAGTCCAGTCTGCTGCGTTTTCCTGATCAGAGAACCGAATAAAAAGCGGGTCAATCTGGCTAGAGCCAATAGGATTAGACCCGAAAGCAATAACGTGCTGATCTATGTCGCTAACCATGACTTGTAAGGCAATGGTTGGCACGTTAGAGGCACCGGCTAAAGTGGATATGTTTACTCCTCTTGCGCCTGTACCTGAAGACTCGTCCCAGTAGTAAATACCGCCACCACGGGGATTGAATACCAAGTCTTCTCCAAAGTTGTCTTGGCTGAAAAGTCTTAGCTGACCTGCTGATGAGATACTACTTACGCTACCAAACGCAGTTACACCCCATCCTGCCGTGCCCCAGCCAGTGCCTGTAGCAAAAGCGTTGGTGCCAGTATTGATCTGATAGGCAGCTACCGTCGAACTGCCGCCATTGCCAGTATCGCTTGCGTTAGCGGTTACAGTTGCACCGCTGGTGTCCTTTGCCACAATGGTAAACGTATTGGTCGTAGGCACAGAAGAAATCTGATACTCCTGATTTAAGACCTCTGCGACTACATTGCCACCCAAGGACGCTGCGTCTGAGAAGGTAACGAAGTCGTTGACCACTGCGCCATGAGAATTCTCGGTGACCGTAATTGTTGAAGAGCCGTCGGTTGCTGCAAAGGTTGGGTCGCCAGCGCCAGAAGTTAGCCTTATCGGCGTAACATCGTTGAACAGATCACCAGACACCACATAGAACTTAAGATGCGTACCAAGGCCTATGTAACGTATAGACTCCAAAGAAGACCAGTCATGTATTGACCGGCAAACTCCTAAGAACGAAGTCTCAGAAAACTTTTCCCATCCACCAATCTTTTCAGGCCTACCCTGCCTAAATCGAATCTTGTCGGCATCAAACCATCCAGCATCAGCAGAGTACTCTGTGCCTTCTTTGTTAACGCCGGGAGCAAATTTTATCTTGCTGAGAGGCATATTTAACGTCTGCGCCTACGCGACCTAGTAGTCGGTGCTTTGCGTTTTTTCTTTACGGTCTCGGTGTTTGGCTTTGGAGGCACGGGCTTTCGTCTCCCTCTGCTCCTACCTACACTCTTTGCAGGCTTAGGTGTAGAAACTGGTGGAGGAGGCTGTACAGCAGCAACTCGCTGCCTGACTTGCTCCATGACCGCAGGATCAGTCATGCCGCCAATGCCGCCCATCATTCCGCCAACCCCACCCATGCTGCCTATATCAGCTATTGGGTCTGTTTTAGTTCCGCCAAGTTTACCCAAGAATCCGCTTTGACCAGAAGCCCGTCTTTGCTCTTGAGCTTGCTTGATGTTTTCTATTTGCTCCGGCGTAAGGCCGGGAATAGCTCCGCTAAATAAACCACCAGATCCCGGCCCAGCTTCTGCCAATGCAGCCTCATAACCCGGATCACCGGGAGCTATAGCATTAGAAAACATGCCGCCCATACCCCGCAACCTGTCACCTAAAGACTGATCCATTACTGGCCTTGGTGTAGGTGTAGGCCTAACAGGGGCGGGTTGGGTTGCGGGCGCGGCTGGCTGACCTGTCATTATTTGACCTATACCGCCGCCTTTTTCTCCACCCATACTTGTTGACGGACGAAACGCAGCCCCACCATACATCTGGCCTTCACCACCAAATTGATCTATGTCTGTAAAATCAAATCTGCCTGCAACAATATCATCGCGCCGTTGACGAGCAGCCTCTTGTCTAGCGGCCTCTTCAGCAGCAAGACGGTCTGCTTCAGCCGCAGCTTCTGCTTCAGCCGCAGCCTCTGCCGCTATACGATCCCTTTCTGCTTGAGCAGCAGCTTCGGCAGCAGCACGTTCAGTTGCTATGCGGCCTTGTTCTGCCTGTGCCGCAGCAGCTTGCTCCGCTGCAATTCTATCTCTTTCTGCTTGAGCGGCTGTTTCTGTCGCTGTTTGCTCTGCCGCAGCGCGTTCTTGGGCTGCTATAAGCATGTCTCGTTGACGCTGCTCTTCAGCCTGCCTGCCCTGCGTTATGGCATCAGTTGTTGCGCCAGCATCAAACGTCTGAAAAGGCTGGCCTGTGAGAGGATTAATACCCTCCATAGGGTTTGGGGCTGCCTGCTGAGGCGTTAGCAAAGCCCCGGTCTGTGGAGCACCCATAGGGTTTTGACCGCCAAGTAGAGCCGCTATGCCTGTAGGAACGCCGTAGTTAGGATTTCTCGAAAGAAGAGGTTGACCTTGCATCTGACCGTAGCCAACGGGCAGTCCGGGCGGGGTAAAAGAATTTGCTGGGGCTGTGGGAGGCGCAAAGCCTAGTTGTTGAGCATTAGGGCCAGTCTGCATGTTTTGGTCGAATAAACCC